AGGAGGACTCGCCTACGCCGTGAAAAATATAAAACAAAAATAAAAAATTAAAAATTTGAAAAGAAAAAATGAATAGTATAATTATTTTTTATAATAGAACTTAAAAAAGTATTCTATAAAAATGGAAAACAAACAGCGATGTACGAATTGTAAATGTTGGAGAGATTTAGATTCCTATATTGGTAAGAAAAATATTCCTGTAAAGAGATGTATCAAATGTAGAGAAAAAGATTCAAGACAAAAGAAAAATCCTATTGTAATGGAAAAAAGAAATGAAAGACAAAAAGAAAAACAATATTATAAAATATATCGTGAAAAAAAGAGGACTGAAAATGAAGAATTATATTTACAACATAATGCTGAACTACAAAAAGCTTGGCGTAATAATAATAAAGAACATCTCGCTCATTGGAAAACAAAAAATATTGTATATCGTCTAGATGCGATAAGAAGACAAGCAAAAGTGAAAGGCTATCAATGGGATGAAGAAATGACGCATGATAAATGCGAAGAAATGATGCTGTCTCATTGCTTCTATTGTGATTTCAAATCGGAAAAAACAGTAAATGGCATTGACAGAATGGATAATACGAAGGGGTATATATTATCAAATTGTGTAGGATGCTGTAAGAATTGTAATTTCATAAAAAAATCATTAGACGCTCATACATTTGTTGAAAGATGTATTCATATAGCATCGTGCCATGGATTTGGTGATACAAAATATCCAGATATATGGCCTATACGAAGTAATCGTGCTTTGTATAGCACATACAAATATCGAGCAGAACGAAAAAAGATTGAATTTGAAATAACAATTGAAGAATTCTTAACTATAATAGCAAAACCGTGTCATTATTGTATTCGTCCTATCACAGAACAAAATACAAATGGTGTGGATCGTATAGACAATACGAATGGATATACAATGAATAATATTCTTCCCTGTTGTTCGGAATGTAATATTATGCGTACATTACTACCATATAACGAATTTATCGATACATGTAAAAGTGTAGCTAAAAAAACAGCCATTCTTGAAATTCCCGATATGCCAAGATGTATGCATGTTATTACAAAAAGAATGAAAAATATTACATAAATTTTTCAAATTCGTTTCCACGCTGGTCTATAGACGGAACGTTGAACACGGAAATATCTATATTGATCTGTCTCTTTTATTGCTTCGACGGCATCCTCATAGATTCTGTCGCCAAATACATCACCAAATACAATGCTTCTGCGATATGTCTCTTTGGAAACGAGTTTATCCCGAATATATCTATGAATGATAAGTTCAATCGGCCAATTCATATTATTAAACTCCATATCAATCTCAATACGCAGATTTGGAAAACAAGTTTCAAAATCGCCTTTGGTAAGCGCCAATCTATCCATATGTTTTTTGTCTTGCGATTGTTCTTCTGTCCCAGTATTTGGAAAAAGCAACACTAATTTACAATACATATAATCGTAGATCATCCGTTCGATATAACAAGTTTCTATCCTTGTACGAACATTCATATCCGCCGTACATCTTTGAAACGTGTTTCGAAAAGCATCCTCGCCTGTGCCACAAGAATATAAACGATGGTATATTGGTATTTCCATGCCATATGCGTTCTGGTTTTGAAAATAGGTAATGCCTCTTATGAATTTACCAAAAAGAACAGTTAATGAGGACGGGATACGTTTTTCTCTACCAAATATATTCTTAAAAATACGATCATGTGCTCCTCTTATCAATGGGTCATTTATAGCACGAAGAATATGTATAACACGCGTAATTTCCGTCCAATGTATATTTTCAAACTCTATCAAAATTTCAACATCTGTTTTTCTTAACAATTTTTCCCATCTCGTAAGTGCTCCCTTAAGAACATCTATATTTGTATATGAAAGCTCGTATCGTCTTGCTTCACTCACTACATTATAAAATTCGTTTTCCATTTACTTTACTAATAATTATACAAAAGACAAGTTATTATTTTAAACCAATAAAAATAGACTAATTTATCCATTTCATCTCTTGAATAAATGTTTGCTTTTTGCTATATGTTTTTATGATACTTTTGCCATTTTTTTGTTTTGATAATGTTTTGTAACATATTGTTTCTGGTAAATATTCCTGTGAAATAGGGTCTCTTATTTTTCTATAAGTTTCGATAATTTCAATATTCATACCATGTATCATCGAGGAATAGATCAACTTGAGTGTTTTTGGATAGATACCGTGATCATATTCTGTAATCACAATAGTAATACTTTGTTTTGGATAATATTCTTCCAATAAGCGCTCTATATGTTTTAATTCCAATAAATGACCTATATCCTGATAACTAAATTTCATATAAATAAAATTAAATATAGATCTTTCTATATAACATTTTCGTAGAGCATTTATATTTTGTATCTGTTTTGTTTCTGTATCGTTGCTTCCTTTTTGAAACTTATTCAAATAATCTCTATCGGATGCCCCGCATGACTGATTTCTATGATAGATAAGCTTATCTAATTCTACAATCATTTCTGTATCAAAATAAGTAATTCCTTTACAGAATTCAGTAAATATGAGAGATGGAAATCGATACATATAAACAGATATTTTACGGATTTTTAATAGTTTTATAAAAATTTTATCCGCAACAGATCTTAATAGAGACTTATTTTTATATTGTTTTAATCTTTCTTTTGAGATGGAACCTATAAGAACTTGAAATATTAACAAAAACTCTTTTAAATGTTTTCTTATATATTCATCTTTGTTTATATTTATATTTATCTGCAATGTTGAAATCGTATTCGTGACACATTTATCTATTTTATCTAAATAAGAATCTACTATATTATCTATAGCATCGGCATTTTTAATTAGAAGATAATCTTGTAAATTCAAAGCATATTTGTAAAGTTCTTGTAATGCTTCGTCCATTATAATTATACAAAAAGACAAGTTATTATTTTAAACCAATAAAACTTAAACATTTATAATAATACAATAATACAGTAATAGCAAATATTAAACATGTACGCGTATCCTGTAAAAATAATAGAATCAATACCGTTGGAGGTTTCAACAGGAAGCAATGTGGAAATTGGAACTTATCTAACGCGTCAAATTCCAACGGGAAGCAATACGATTGGTAATGTCAATGTGAATGGGGTTGTACCTATATCGCTCTGTAATGTGGAAATTGGAACCTATCTAACTCGTCAAATCCCTATTGGAAGCAATACAATTGGTAATGTCAATGTGAATGGGGTTGTTCCTGTATCCTTGTGTAATGTGGAAATTGGAACTTATCTAACGAGACAATTACCTGTGGGGTCTAACACAATTGGGAAGGTAGATATCAATGGAATACTACCTATTTCTCTTTGTAATGTGGAAATTGGAACTTATCTAACAAGACAATTACCTACGGGGTCTAACACGATTGGTAATGTCAATGTGAATGTTAAAAATAGTAATGTTTCGGATACAAATCCATTTCCAACAAAGATAGTTTCTCCAACAACAAGTAAAAACCAACTTAAGGTAGCCGCATCTGAAATCGTCTTCTTTAATACATTCCAGTACGGTATTGAAACAGATATATGGGATAATTCTACACAAAATGGAGGTTCGGCATTATTCTCATCAAATATATCTGGTGTCGTTATGCAAGTATCAGGACAATCAAACTCTGAAGTAATTCGCCAAACCATAAATACTATGAGATATATCCCTGGGCGCAGTGCAGAATTGACATTTGGAATAAAACTTAATAATCCAGTTTCAGGAATTCGTCGTAGAATAGGATTGTACAATGGAACGGACGGTTTTTATTTTGAGGATAATGGCGGCGATTATGCATGTACCTTAGTAAATTCGTATGGAAGCAATGGGACACCTTATTTAGAACGCGTTTCCAGGTCAAATTGGAATGGTGATAAATTAGATGGAACTGGAGATAGTGGAATAACAGCAAGTGGGGATGCTATGCAAATGATAGGCTTTGAATATGAATGGTATGGAGCCGGTCAGGTAATATTTAAATATATTATTGAAGGTAGTGCTCGTACAATTCATACATTTAATACAGGAAATAGATTACCATTTCCGTGGAGTATAACACCTTTTCTTCCTATTCGTTTAGAAATAAAAAATATAGATGGTGTTGCTGGTACAAATTATATGGTTCAATTCTCAAATTCATTAACCAATCAAGGAAATACAACAAAATTAGGTATCGCCCAAAGTTTACTCACTCCTTTAACCGGTTATAATATGCCCACTGCCAGAACCTTTTATCCGGTCATCAGTATTCGTTTAAAAGCGACCGCTCTTCAGGGTATTGTCATACCCTCATCTTTCCAAGCATTTACATTAGATAATACCATTATCTTTTATAAAATTATTCGTAATGCTACGATTGCTAATGGCTCATGGGTAAATATGACAGACACCAATTCTTTCGTCCAATACAACATGACTTCTACGACGGCAATTACCGATGGAGTTAATATAGATGCTGGAATTATATCAATAGGTGGGGGCGGTAGTCGTGTTATATTGGATAAAGATACTCAATATCAAATTGGGCGTAGTGCTCTTGGCACAGTCAGTGATACAATCACCTTAGCCATTGCTGGATATGGAACAAACAAAGATGCTGTAGCAGCCTTAACTTGGATTGAACAACGATAAATGGAACAAATACAGCAATAATAAAAATATGATTTGATTATTAAATTTTTTGTAGATTATAAAACAAGAATGCCTACCGTAGATCGTAAGATACTTGCCGTGATTTATGTTTCCTTACGAAAATATGAAAAGAAACCGCGATTTCTTATTGTAAAAGATGCCGTGGAAAAAGAATGGACGTTCATTAGTGGCACTTGCGAGGAGCATGAACGAACAAACAAATGTGCTATTCGCGAGATAAGAGAAGAAACCAGAGGTCTCGTGTCATTAAAAACGCTTCCAAAACGCACCAAAACCTTTCAAACGGTTTATGAAAACAATCGCGTAGATGTGATGTTCATACCCATACGACGGACAGAAGAGCAGATGAAACAAATGGAGATTGAATTTTGTGAAATACCGACCAATGATCGGCCAGAACTGGAAGAAAACACGAATTTACGCTTTGAAACATTAGGACAGTTTATGAAACGAATACATGTATGGGAATTCGTAAAAGACCTATGTAATACAGAACAATTTATTGAAATGTGCCCGAAATAAAAAAGAGAAGAAAAAGCTAAAAGAAAAGTTCATAACCCCTATGTACATATGAATAA